CAAAGATTGTATTTTGTGGAGACTTTGATCAGACTGATTTATTAAAACAAAACGAAAGGAACGGGCTTCATAACTCTTTAAGAATTTTAAATGAAATGGAAGAGTTTAATTGTGTAGAATTTACTTTGGGTGATATAGTTCGCTCTGGTTTTGTTCGTAGTTATCTTATTAATAAAATCAAATTGGGCATTGGGGTAGAATAATGGATATAGAACAACTTAGATTGGAATTAGCAAAAGATGAGGGCTGTATACATGAGGTATACCTTGATCATCTTGGTTATCCCACTTTTGGAATCGGCCATCTTATCAAAGATAGTGATTCCGAATATGGTTGCGAAGTTGGTACAGCCATTAGTGAAGATAGAGTTATTTCTGCATTTGAGAATGACGTAAAAACAGTCCTAAGTGATTGTGAAAAACTCTATCCGTTGACATTTGGAAACTTACCAGAAGAAGTCCAGCTGATCATTGCAAATATGATGTTTAATATGGGATATACAAGGTTGAGTAAGTTTAAAGGCATGAAAAAAGGGGTTCATTCTCACGATTGGGATGCAGCCGCAGATGAAATGGTTGATTCTAGATGGTATCGACAAGTTACCAACAGAGCAGAAAGACTCGTTGAAAGAATGAGAAGTGTATGAAATCTTGGGAATACACCCAAAAACAATGGGATAGAGAAATAGGGTGGGGCAAGGTTCCACCAGAATATGTATATGATAAAGATAAGGTGAAAAATTATGACGTTCAATCACAAAACAGTGAAACTACCAGAACTAACGACAGAGACAATAAACAGAAAGAGATACTACGTAACTCCAGAGGGGAATAAGTACCCCTCTATAACTACTGTTTTGTCCATTCGCAAAAAAGAAGGTTTGCTTGAATGGAGAAAACGTGTAGGTAACGATGTTGCAAATCATGTTGCCCGTACCGCTGCGGCCAGGGGTACTAAAGTCCACCATATGTGTGAAGACTATCTCAACAATGAACATGATAGCTTTGAAAAACACAAGAAAGATTTTCTTCCTTGGTGCTTATTCACACAACTGCAACCGTTTTTAGATAATCATATAAATGATATTTACACCCAAGAGGCGAAACTTTATAGTGATAAATATAAGGTAGCGGGTAGAGTTGACTGTATTGCAGAGTACAATGGTGTACTCTCTATTATAGATTTTAAGACCTCAACTAAAGAACGCAATGACGAATGGAACGAAAATTACTATATCCAAGGTTCTGCATATGCAGAAATGTTTGAAGAAAGAACAGGGATTGAAATCAATCAAGTTATTATTCTTGTAGTAACAGAGGATGGTACTGTTCAAGAGTTTATTAAGGATAAAAGTTCATTTCTTCCAATGTTGTCAGAAAGTGTTACTGAATGGAATAAAGGAAATGAAATACCTATTGCTGTTGACGATGATGTTTCTGTTGGTAGCGTGTCAAACCACACCAATTGAACCAGAATCACATATACAGGCTTCAAATAAGGAAACACAATCCCCAGAACAATCAACAGATGCCTTGCCGGTTCTTATATTATCAATACCACAAGTTTGTTTTTTAAGTGGAAGAATTGATAAAATTCTTAATAAATTTAATGAAAAAATTGTTATGACATGGGTAGTTGATAATGAAGACAAGGAAACAGAACGCCGTGCTTTGGGAATGTTAACAACAAATGACAAAACAAAAACCCTGACTGTAGCATATACAGCAAGGATAGTTAACAATGCAACAGGGGAAGCTCACCCCAGACTTTGTGTTGCAATGACAGGTATAAATATGACACATAATAACAAAGAAGTTAAAATTCTATATAATAAATAACACAGTATTTAGATAGGAGAATAATATATGTTTAAACGACTTTTAGTATTAGTTGCACTTGCAGCTAGTATAACTTTTCACCCTGTTATGGCAGAAAGCCTAAAAACAGAAACGGAAGCACCTGTAAAGAAGATTACAGAAATGCTTTACCCTACGGTAATGATTGATGTAACAGGTAAAGGTGTTGGTTCTGGTACAGTAATTTTTAGTAATAATAGAAGCCATAAATCTTGGAAAGATGAGGGTGTTTGGACACTTGTTATAACCAATCACCATGTCGTTGAAGAAGCTATCAGCATTAGTGAAGAATTTGATCCTAAAAAGGGCAAATCAGTAAAGGTCGAGACTCGCAGACCACTACATATCCGTTTGTGGGATTATAACGATTATAGTACAGCTGTAGGAACCACAGGTCGTGTAGCACGTATTGTTGGATGGGATAAACAAGGCGATCTTGCTTTACTGCGTTTGGATGATAAAGAACGTGTAATAAAAAATGTCGCACAACTCTGGGCAGAACATGCCGGCGGGCCATACCTATTTCAGACAGTATGGGCAATCGGTAGTGGTATGGGCAATCCCCCCTATCCGACTCAGGGACTATTAAGTGGTATTAGTGGTAAAGATCGTGCTGGTCGATCCTTATACCTATCAAGCTCACCTATTATCTTTGGTAATAGTGGCGGTTCTCTCTGGGCCTATAGTAAGAAACGAGATAAGTATGAACTGATTGGTATTCCATCAATGGTTGGCGCTTATGGTTGGGGAAGTATTATACCTCACATCGCTTGGTCTAGACCTATTTCTGAGATTCGTTCATTTTTGAGAGGAAATGGGTTTGGATTTGTCCTTGGTGATAAAGATACTCCGAAACCTGAGAAAAAAGAAGAAAAAGAAGAAAAGGGGAGTTGACAATACCATTATAATATGTTATAAATATAATACAATTCAATGATATGGATTGAAAGACGTACAGGACATGGGTGCAATTCCCATTGCCTCCACCAAAAGGAGATTAGTGTGGAAAAAGAAGTTATGAGGGGCCAATCAGATGCTGAAGACCCCCTTAGTACGAGAGGCCGGTAGGTGGATGCTTAAAGCCTACATGGTTTGGTCTATTTGTGCTGATCTTTTTCTTATAGGTGGAATAATTTATCTAGTCTTTTTTTGATGGGGGCAAATTAGGTTCGACTGGCGTGAAATAGAGAAGTGGAGAATTGTCGGGTGACTCCGTTATTGGTCAAATACGTAAATGCAAATGATAATTTTTTTGCAGCAGACAATGTAGTTTATGCAAACTTCGGCTTGCAGAAGGCTGCTGTCTCTTACGAGGATTACGCCCTTGCGGCTTAATCTCATAGAGTTCGGTGATACTTAGTAACAGAAATCATCAAAGGAGTTTTGGTAGTTTCTCCTGCAAAAACTACCACTTTAAAGGATAAAACGAATTTATCCTAATTTGTCATGATAAGGAGATAATTGATTATGACTACTACTACCCAGACCGCTAAGGTCGCAAATGCACTCTCTAATGGTGCAGAACTTACCGCAAAACAGATTACATCACGTTATGGTGTTAAAAATGTTCGTGCGGTTATCAGCCAGCTTCGTTCAGAAGGTTATGCAATCTTTTTGAATAAGCGAGTGAGTTCTTTTGACGGAGAAACATATTCTAAGTACCGTCTTGGAACCCCTACACGGGCAACCGTGGCAGCTGGTTATGCCGCACTACGGGCTGCGTAACAGAATATAAGGTTTGGGGTTTCCTTATATAAAATATAACAACCCCATTTTTACACACACAGACACAAGGAGAAGAAAAATGTCCGAAGGTAAAAACCCATACGAACTACGATTCGATGTTCTTTCAATGGCGAAAGAAATGATGGATCGTCAATATGATTTAGCAGTAGATGCTACACATATGGCAATGGAAAAGTTTAGTAATGCTACAACTGATCCAAAAGAATTTTTTAAGGAGTATGCACCAAAAATGTATCAGCCTGAAGAAGTTCTTAAAACTGCTGAGGAATTATACACTTTTGTTTCTGAAAAGAAATAGTGTATGATACTTTGTACTTGATAACAAGTATGATTTTATAACCGAAAGGAGTCTGCGTGGATTTAGAGGCCTCCTAAAAGCAACCATTTATTCTCTTCGGCCTGGAGAACGCAGGGGTTGTTCCCTAATAGACACGCCGGGGGCCACGGTTAGCCCCCACACTTTAAATAGGACTAAAATGAGTCTAAATACACCAAAAACATTTTCTTTAGAAATTGAACGTATTGCTTTAGAAAAAAATATAACACATATGGAAGCTGTACTTGATTATTGTTATCGAGAGGGCATTGAACCAGATACCGTTAACAGATTAATATCCAAAAGTCTTAAAGAAAAAATTGAAGCAAACGCTCGAGACTTGAACTTTTTACCAAGACAGGCACAACTGCCTATTTGAAAATGGAACCCATAGACATCTATTTGATGTATTGTGCAATGAAAGCACACTTTACTAGCGATAGTTATGACTACTTTAAATATGAGGGCAAAACTCGTATTAAAAGAGAATCATTTTTTAAACGTAAGGACAAGTTTTTCTTTGTTCGTTTATCCCGCAAATATAAAGAGTATGATGATATTAAAAATTATCTAATCTCTAACTTTATCAAAAACCCAACAGGATATGTTGCAACCTTTGATGATAAACATTTTGAGGAATGGACAGATAAAAGAGCAGACTTCTATAATATATTTTCATATGAAATGTCACCACTGGTAGAAGACTTTGAGCCACTATTTGTCGTTAAAAATAATAATCACCCCAAACTATTAACAGAATATTTAGGCAAACGCATATCATTAGAAACTCTTGTGATTTTAAACAAACTCGTTAAATTTAGTAAAAAATGGGATAAAGAAATGGTGGGTGATTATGTGTGGCAAGACACTAAAAAACTTTTAAAAAATTACGAAGGGTTCTTGACAATTGATACAAAACAGTATAGAATGAAATTATTGAAACTTATAGAGGAGTCCAGTTAATGAAGCCGAGAAAAGAAGGGTTTTATCTTCATAAAATTGAAACGCTTGAAAATGACATAAAGGTGTTACAATTTGATAATGCAGAATTGGTTGTAAAAAACCAAGAATTGAGAGAACGGGTTGAAAGTCTTGCAACTCGCCAACCAACTTGGCCGAAAGGGTATCGTCCACAACGGCGACATACTCCAAAGAAAAATTGGACAAATAGATGAAGACCCCCTTACTTGTTTTCCTGACAGTTCTAGTAGCCGCCCTTGGCCTTGGCGTTATTGCTGGTAATGCAAGTGGTGGAGAATTGTCGGGCGAAAAGGTATTTAAAAAGAAATGTAAGGCTTGTCACTCCTTAACTAAAAAGAAGGTGGGCCCACCGTTGGGTGACATATGGGACAAGAAAGCAGGATCGCAGAAGGGGTATAGATACTCAAAAGCAATGAAACGGTCCAAGGTGATATGGACTGATGAGACTCTCGACTTGTTCTTGGCAAATCCTAAGAAGTATATAAAGGGTACTAAAATGAAAATTAAGGGTCTGAAACCCAACCACAAATCAGCAGTTATAGAGTATTTAAAACCTGATTCCGAAGAAGAGGAAGATGAGTGTTAAAAGGAAAAATTATTAGCCACGGTAGCTCAGGGGTAGAGCAGGGCTTTTGTAAAGCTCAGGTCGTGGGTTCAAATCCTACCTGTGGCACCATAAATGACTAAAGCATTAATTATAGGAAACGGTGAGTCACGGTCGTGGTACTCACCTTGTCATCAAACTATAGCTGAGGATGTTATCACTTGGGGTTGTAATGCAATCTATCGTGATGGTCCTGTTGATAACATTGTTGCAATGGATTATGCAATGCAACAAGAGATTTACGATTCTGATTACACTAAAAATTGCATTTCTTGGTTCGCAAATTGGAGCCCTGTACCGTCATCAGTTGCCGATGTTCTGTTTATGACTAATGAAACACCAGAAGAATTTATTCATCGTAGTAAAAATAGAACAGACC